ATGCTGAGGTTGAGTCATTCTTGGTAAATTTAAACCGTGACTTCAATGTTGTTGAGGTTGCATATGACCCTGCGTTTTTTGAACGCTCTGCTCAGGCTTTATTTGACCAGAACGTTCCAATGGTTGAGTTTCCGCAATCTCACGGCAGAATGGTGCCAGCTTGCGGTCTCAGTTATGAAGTAATAACTTCAAAAAAATTAAGACATAAAAACCAAGCCACGTTTAATGATCAAGTTCTAAGTGCAGTTTCAAGACCTACTGACCGTGGTTTTCGTTTATCAAAAGGTAAGAGTAAGAGAAAGATTGACGGTGCGATTGCTATGGTGATGTGCCTGGATAGGTTGACTTACCCAACTAGGCCACCTGAAGAGTCCAACATAGGTATAGTAGAGTGGTGAGAGGTATGTTTTATGCTATTGAAGTTGCAGGACTGCTATTTATAGTTGCTGGTGTTTATTCTTATAGCGAAGCATTAGCCTACATAGTATTTGGAGCTGGTTTGTTACTAGGGAGCTACTTTTATAACCGATGAGTATTTTTGCACAACATAATGAAAAGAGAGACGCTGCTTTAGGTAATCTTGCCGACCTGTTAGCTCAAAGGGAGGGATTGCCATCTTATTCTGGAGAGAGTGTTACTGAAGTAACTGCTCTAGGTGTATCAACTGTTTTATCTTGTGTATCGATTCTTGCTGATTCAATTGCTGCACTACCAATAAAAGTTTATAGAGAGTTTGATGATCGTAATTTAAAACTTAAAACACCACGTTTTTTAAAAATTCCTAACTCAAACCAATCAAGATTTGAAACTATACACCAAATTGTTAGCTCTTTGGCTTTGCATGGTAACGCTTACGTTTTAATTGATAGAGATACTGCTGAGAGACCTATTGCCATGACTGTAATTCATCCCGACAAGGTAAAACTTAAAATTGAAGGTAACACCAAAATGTTTAAGTTCAATGACAGAATATATACAAAAAATAACATTTTACACTTTACCTGGATGACCCATGCTGGTTCTTATCTTGGTGTTTCCCCTCTCAAAGCACAAAAAAACACCATAGGTGTTGCTTTAGCTATGGAGAGACACATTGGTCAGTTCTACGGTCAAGGTGCTACTCCATCATCGATTCTTGAAACCGACCAAGCAATGACAAAAGAACAGGCTGAGGTTTTGCAATCAACTTGGACAACTTCTCACAATCGTAACAGAAAGCCTGCGGTCCTTACGGGTGGTTTGAAATGGAAGGCCATAAGTGATGCCGCTGGTGAGGAACTTGTAAAAGCAAGAGATCAAATTGTTAAAGAAATTGCTAGGGTTTATAGGATTCCTAGTTATTTAATTCATGCTGACGGATCTACTGGTCTTTACTCAAATGTTGAGAGTTCTGGTATTCAATTCGTTAGACATACGCTACTCCCTTGGCTTAGTCGTCTGGAGGAGGGTTTTAGTTCTCTACTGCCTGGTTCATCTTATGCTAGATTCGATGTATCAGAGTATCAAAGAGGTGACCGTGCTAATACGATTCGTGCAGCACAAGTTGCGATAACTTCAGGCATTTTCACTCCAAATGAAGTAAGACAACAACTTGATTATGAACCTTATGATGGTGGTGATAATTTCTATCTTGGATTGCAAGGAGCACCTGTTGGTCCTGATATTCCACCTGTTGGTAAGGATGAGGTCGAGCCTGTCTTGACAGATGCTGAACAGAAAGAGGACTAGTGCCTTATTCAATAATTCACGATCATCCTGATTGTCCTATAGAGTCTGGTGAGCCTGGACCCAATCAAGTTGGTGGTCATGCTGTTATAAAAGATGATGATGGGCAACTCATGGGTTGTCATAAATCTCACGAGTCTGCTGAGGATCAAATAAAAGCTTTGTATGCAGCAGAAAATGAACGCGATTCTGACCCAAGCACTCCAGCACCAAAAAAGGATCAGATAACTGGATCAGACAAAAATAAACCTGGCAGTGCATCTGGTAAGTCTGGAAGTATAAAGTTTTCAGAGCAAACTGAAAAATCAATAGCTACAATCGTTGAAAATCATAACGAACAAGTAAATTCTAAAGGCATGAGCACTTGGAGACGTTTAAGAACTAACACAGCCAAGGCTGTTGTCCGTAGAGGTTTTGGTGCATATTCTGTATCTCATCGACCTGGTATCTCTAGAAATGCTTGGGGTCTAGCTCGACTCAAGGCATTCAGTTATTTGTTAATGAATGACAAACCAAAAAATCCAAAGTATGTTGGGGACAATGATTTACTTCCTGAGAAACATCCAAAGCACAGCAAACAAAAAAAGAAAGAAAAAAATAGTTTCAGGCATGAGATAAATGTTCCCGCATTTATCAGAGACAATGCTGCTCGTGGTCTAGAAAATTTACAGTTTGCTGGTTCTGGTCTAACTGAAAAAACAAAAAGAGAAGCTAGATCAATGCGTGATGGTGTCATATCACATGATAAAGCTATGCGTATGCAGGCATGGTTTAAACGGCATTTACCAGATTTTGAAGGTGAGGGTGCTAAGAAGTTTTTAGCAGGTGAGACTGAACGAATGAGTCCTGGTTTGGTGGCATGGCTTTTATGGGGTGGCTCGTTGTCAAAATCTACCCGACTTGATGCTATGCGTTGGGCTGAGAGGCAAGTTGCAAGGCATGAAGATGACCGTGACGGGTCTATACCACAGCCGTTCAATCAAGCAGTTGGTATTATTAAACGCATGAGTGATAACAAAGAAACTAGATTTTTTGAGCTAAGAGCAGAACCATTTGAGGTTGATTCCGAGAACTTAATTTTTACAGGCTACGCATCCGTGTTTGACTCCCCTTACTCAGTTGCTGATTCAAGAGGTGTTTATATGGAAACTGTAAACCGTGGAGCCTTTACAAAAACTTTAGATGAAAGAGATGACGTAAAGTTTTTAATTAATCATGATGGGATTCCACTTGCTCGCACCAAATCTGGAACCTTGGAACTTAGAGAAGATGAGCACGGTCTGTTTGTAAAGGCAGAGCTTGACGAGTCAAATCCAAGGGTTGCAGAGATATCAAGTGCATTAAAACGAGGCGACTTATCTGAGATGAGCTTTGGTTTTCATGCAATAAAAGACGAGTTTTCTACTGATGGTGAGCAAAGAACACTTAAAGAACTCAGATTATTAGATGTTTCAGTTGTCACTTGGCCTGCAAATCCATCAACTCTTGCGACTATTCGTGGTGTTGATTTAGGTGAGTTGCAGACTGTCTTGGCAGAAGCCAGGGATGGTTCATTTAACGATGATCAAGTAACAAAAATAAAAGAGGCGATTAACCAATTAAGTGAGTTATTGCCGAAGCCAAAAAGTTCAAGGTCAAACGTCAGGGCTGCTGTTCGTGATCTTGAAATTTGGGAGATGCAGAGCCGTTCATAAAAGCCGATCATTCACTTTTACAGAACACTCACACTTGTAAAATAAAATATTTTTATAGGAGTAAAAATTGAAAATAAAAGAAATGTTAGAAAAAAGAGAGGGACTCGTTGATGAAGTCAAGGGTATGACCGAGCTTGCTGAAAAGGAAGACAGAGACTTCACAGATGAGGAAACTCAAAAATATGACTCCCTTAAAAGTGAAATCAATGAACTTGGCGACAGAATAACTGAAGCTGAGGAAATTAGAAAAGCAGAGAAAGAAATAGCCGAGAGCCGTGAAAAGCTTGAAGTTGTTGAAGAGAGACTTCAGCCTGTTGTTGAGGAAATAACAGAGCCTGGTGTATACCATAAAGGTGGAGAGCACTCATTTCTCAGCGATGCTTTTAATAGTCGACAAGGTGATTTTCAAGCTCAAGACCGTATAAATAGACATCAACAAGGAAATGGCGAGAAGAGAGACGTAGGAACTGGTGCATTTGCTGGTTTAGTCGTTCCTCAATACTTGACTGATCTTGTTGCTGAAAAGGCTAGAGGTGGAAGTCCATTTTATAATGCTTTACCTAAAGCACCTTTACCAGATAAAGGTATGAAGGTTGAGCTGTCCAGAATTACAACAGGTTCAACTGCTGCATTCCAAGCTACTGAAAACTCAGCACTTGATGAGACCAACATTGATGACACTCTTTACACTGTAAATGTCAACACTATTGGTGGTCAGCAGGATGTTTCCCGTCAAGCAATTGAAAGAGGAACAGACCTAGAGGGTATTGTTTTTGGTGACTTAATTTCAGCATATTACACTGAACTTGATAATCAATTGATAAACGGTGACGGAACTGGTGGAGCACCAGAAGGCATCCGTAATGTTACAGGCATAAACACTGTAACTTACACAGATGCATCCCCAACTGTTGGAGAGCTTTATCCAAAATTAATTGACGCTATACAAAAAATTAACAGCAACAGATTTGCAGCCGCTACTGCTATCATCATGCATCCACGTAGATGGGGTTTCCTATCTGCTGGTGTAGATGGAAACTCAAGACCATTAGTATTGCCTGCTGGTAATCAGCCAGACAATGTTTATGGTGTGGGTGAGGCAGCTGGCTACGGTCAAGTTGTTGGTCAGATTGCTGGCTTGCCAGTTATTGCTGACGCAAATATCACAACTGCTGACGGTGGTGGAACTAACCAAGACCAGATTTATGTTGTAAAAGCAGACGATCACATTCTCTTTGAAGAGGCTGGTAGTCCGTTTAGACTTCGATTCGACGATGTTGGATCTGGGTCACTTACAGTTAAGTTGGTTGTTTATGGCTATGTTGCTTACGCATCAGGTCGTTACCCAGCTGGTATTTCAAAAATACAAGGAACTGGATTAGTAACACCTAGCTTTTAGTTAGGATTTTTAGCCAGGGCTTTAGGGTCCTGGCTAAATTAAAAAGAGGAGTATTCATGGCTACTAAAAAGTTAAAACTTACAAAAGATGAGATTGCTGCTTTACTTGATGAGCTAAAGGGTTACCTGGTTCATAAAAAAACAAAAAGAGCAAACGAAGTTAAAAAAGTTTTAAAAGATGCTGGTGTGTCTGAGTCTGCTATGG